ATGGCTACTATAAAAGTTCTCTGTTATCATTACAAGATCTTAAGTGATGGAACATCTCCGATTATGTTGAGAATATCAAAAGGCCAGGGTAAAAGCAAATACTTTTCACTTGGAATATCCTCGAAAGTAAAGCAGTTTGATAATGAGAATGGATACTTTATCCGGGATAAACGCCTAAATCCTTCTTTTTACGCAGATGATGAAACAGGGAAAAAAGTGGAAATAGATGGATACTTAGTTAAGAATGATTTTATAGACAGAAAGAAAATCAGGGTAAAAAATATCATTGATGAATTTGACCGAAATAATGTAGACTGGACCTTTAAAATGTTTGAAGATAAATTTATCAATGAAACACAAAAGATTCTTGTTGTTGATTATTTAAAAAAACACATTGAAAAGTTGAAGGAGCAAAAGAAATATGGTAATGCTGCAGCATATTCCTGTCTTTCTGAAATTTTGGTCTGCTTTGAAAATGAGTCAAAGTCAAAGGTCAGTAAATTATATTTCCATGATTTTAGTTATGAGATTGTAAATAAATTCTATTTATACCTGACTAACGAAAGAGGGGTTGCGGGCAACACTGCAAGCTATTATCTTAGAACGTTACGTTCAACCATGAATAATGCCATAAAAGACGGCTGTGGCAGCAAAGAAGCGTATTGTTTCAGTAATCAATATACCGATACGAAGAAAGTTTTTCATATTGGTAAACTGAAAGAGGTCACCCAAAAAAGATTTATTCCAACCGATTACCTCGTTCAACTCAAAAATACGGTTTTGGAACGTGAGCCACTTGAATATTGCCGCCATTTGTTTCTCCTTTCATTTTATATGTATGGGTGTTCTTATGTGGATATGGCTATGTTAAAAACCACAGATATAGGATCTGCCATAACCAAAGATGGCCGGATGGTCGAACTGATAAGATATAAACGAAGGAAGACGCATAAAGATTACACGATACAAGTAAGACAGGAAATTAAGGAACAACTAGACTGGTTCAGCAAATATCCTACTGTTGGGGATTACCTTTTACCGTGTGTTACAAGGGACCTTAATGATGAGGCTTTACAGAATCACGTTATTAATAGACGAAACGAATATTCAAAACATCTTAAGAGCATCGCCAAGGAGCTTAAATTCCCAGAAGCACTTCAGCATCTTAGTACTTACTATTCCCGACATTCCTACGCAATGGCAATGCAGTCAAGTGGTAAGAGTATGGAGACAATTCAGCAGGCATTGGGGCATGAAGATTTGGCTACAACAAAGGTTTATCTGGAATCTTTTGATAATGATTTTCTGGCTGATGAAAGTGATGGACTTATCTGAAAATCTTAATGTTTATGAATTATTGAAATAATTACACAAAAACTAATAAGTTGACAATAAATACATTAGGCAAAATAAAGAAAGAAATGTATAGAAAACTTATATAAAAAAGTAGCATTCAGTAAAATGTAGCATATCTTTGTAATCTAATCAACGCTTCCATAAGCTCAACCGCAGAAATGCGGCTGGGCTTTTTTTGTTTTATGGCGAGCTCTATAACAATTTAAAATATACAAGATGGTTAAAACAGCTAAAAAAGGAACGAAAGAGTTAATAAAAGACTCCGTAAATCCAGAAAATCAAACACTATCCACTAAAATGGACGCCAAGAAAAGGCTCTCACTTTCTGAGGGAGTAAGCTATTTAAACGAGCTAGGGTTTAAGATCAGTAAATCAAAGGTTTATGATTTAACAATGCGAAAACAGATTCCCTTTTATCGTTTTGGCTGTAAAACAATTTTATTCAAAAAAGACGAGTTGGAATCTTGGGCAGAATCTCAATGTACTTCATCCAATTCAGTTGAATTATAAATTAATTGGAGGGTTTAAGATGGAACAACAAAAAATTAATTACGATACCCCAATTGCTTGTTTGACTTTTGGTCAATTCATTGAAGCCTTTAATAAATCAAAGGAAGATTCAATTTCACCCCGTAAAGAACTGCCAAAGTTTCTTACTGTCCCTCAATTGGCTGAATTAACTGGCTATTCAAAGACCACTATAAACATAAAGAACTGCAAAAAGGAAATACCAGGATCTAAGAAATTAGCCGGACGAGTTCTTTTTGATACTGATACAATTCTTGGATGGATTGAATCAGGAGCGGTAAAGACTAAATCAGAACGCCTTCAATCACTTGAAGATAATTTTAAAGAAAGGAGGACCGCAAAATGATTAACTACGAAAATACAATTTTACCCGGTGGAGAGTCTAGCACTAAAAGATCCGTTTATCTAGCGCTTAAAAATGGTGACATTCTTACTACACTTGGTGCTCTAAAACGTTTCAATACAATTGATCTCCAAAGATATATTTGCGACCTAAGGAAAGAAGGCATGCCAATTACAGACACCTGGGTGACATCCGAAAACGGTAAAAAACATTTCAAACAGTATTTTTTAGGAAAGTAATCTAACTATTTAAGAACTGGCAAAATGGCAACGGGTGGAGACTGGATAAGTTTAAATAGATCAATAAAAGGTCACTGGATATGGGATGATCCGTTAAAATTTAGATGCTGGGTTGATATACTAATGACTGTAAATCACAAATTCGCAAAAATAAATATTGGTATGCAGTTGATGGATTGTAAAAGAGGTCAATCCGTTATGAGTCTTACTAATTGGGCCCAGAGGTGGGGCGTATCCAAAGATTGGGCCAGAAACTTCCTAAACCTATTGGAGAAAGATGGAATGATTCTACACGAGAATATGATAAAAACTACACGGATAACTGTCTGTAATTATGATGTATACCAGAACAATTTACACGATGAGCCAACGCTAAGCAATCGCAACGAAAACGCTGAGCCAACGCAAAGTCACACAAACAATAAGGTTAATAAAGAAAATAATGTAAATAAAGTAGAGAGTAAGCGGTTTACACCGCCCTCTGTCCTGGACGTTTCATTATATGTTTCTGAAAAAGGTTTTCATTTTGATCCCCAACAATTTGTCGATCATTATATTTCCGTTGGTTGGATTGTTGGAAAAACAAAAATGAAAGACTGGCAAGCTACAGCTAGAAATTGGGAAAGCAGAGAGAAGCCCAAAACAACTTATAAGCATCCGGCGCAAGCCCTTTTATCAGATTGTGAAATTAAAGAACAAGCTAAAAGATTCTAAATATGAGCGAAATTTCAGAAATCTTCGAAGAAATGAAGTTGCACCAATTAAAGGTGCCTACAAATAAAGTTATGATTCAAATACCAGGTGCAAAAGTTATTTTGCATGATGTTTTGGAATATGCATTGAGTCTTGAAGGTAAACGCTTGGTTTGGTTACCACAATACGATCATGTAGCGGAGTGGTTAGAAAACAATGAAGGTCGGGGCTTGCTTCTATATGGTGCATGTGGACTTGGGAAGACTTTTATAACTCGTTATGTAATCACTGCTATTTTGCTTAAATACGCTCGAAAGGTTGTTCACTCTTTTGATTTGGCCGAGGTTAACAAGGAGCCTGAAAAAGCTTTACAGAAGCACATTATTGCTCTGGATGATATCGGAACCGAGGAGATCTCTGTAAAGTTTGGAGAAAAGCGCTCCATGGTTCCTGAAATTCTTGATGCAACTGAGAAATATGGAAAGCTTCTTCTTATGACCTCGAACCTTGGGGCGGAAGATTTAATCTTGAAGTATGGTAATCGTACTTTCGACAGAATGTTGGCAGTCACAAAGCGAATAGAATTTAGCGGTAGGTCCTTTAGAGGGTAAATTATTTAAATTAAAGTGTAATGAAGGATCCAATAACTAATAACAAAAATTCAGGCAAATCTGAAATTTCCGAATTGCCGACACTAGATGTTTGTAAAGCTAAATCCGGAGACAAACGTATTGGGAATCAGTTTTGGAAGCTTAGGTCTAAACATGGGCGAGATAAATTATTTTCCTCACCAGAAATATTATGGGCAGCTGCCTGTAAGTATTTTGAGTGGTGCGAGAATAATCCACTCAAAGAGCAGAAGGCATTTGGGAATGGGTATACAACAGAGGTGAGTCTTATGAGAGCCATGACAATGGGCCAACTATGCTTTTATCTTCACTGTAATGGAGCGTATATAAGACAATTTAAAGCATCACTGCCAGATGGTGAAAAAGATTTTTCGACAGTCTTAAATGACATCGAAGAAGTTGTCTATTCTCAGAAATTTCAGGGTGCAGCTGCAGGGTTATTAAATGCCAACATTATAGCCCGGGATCTTGGGCTGATCAATAAATCTGAGCTAACGGGGAAGGATGGAAAAGACTTTACAATTGAGGTAAATATTGTTGAATAAATGTCCTAACTATTGAAGTATAGCGTAATGAAAAGATATGGATTTAAATAAAAACGTTTAATTAAAATACAAAAAAGATGGAAGAAGCTAGAAAAATAACAGCCAAGGAAGAAAGGTTTAGCCTTGAATACCTCATTGACTTTAACGCCACTCAGGCAGCTATTAGGGCGGGATACTCTGAAAAAACTGCGAGAGCAATTGGAAGTGAAAACCTTACAAAACCTTACATTCAAAATTTTATAAAGGAGATGCAGGATAATACCGCTAAGGCTGCCGGTATATCAGTTTTAAGAATAGTGAAAGAGCACGCAAAGATCGCTTTCTCCGATGCTGGGCAATTTCGAACCGGTTGGCTTCAGCTGAAAGATTTTGAGACCCTCACACCAGATCAAAAAGCATGCATCCAAGAAGTTTCAACAAAGGTCTTAAAGAAGAATATCGGAACCAATGATGAACCGGAGATAGTAGATATTGAGTTTGTTAAGATTAAACTTTACGACAAACAAAAATCACTTGACAGTCTTTCCAAGATTTTAGGATTTGACGCACCGGTTAAAGCATCTTTGGTTGACAATGAAGGCAAAGACATTATATCTCAGATCATAAAATGGGGGAATAATGAAGTCAAAGTGTAACCGATAGCACTATTAAATCAAGAAAATATATAAAGTTGAAAAAGAGTATTTAGACTGAAGATGAACTAACTAAAGAAAACTAATATGTCACAATTAATAGATAGCGTAATAGACGAAAAAGCCATAAAAAAGCAATTAGATGGGCTTAATTCTGACTTAAAAACCACAAGTGCAAATCTAGCGGGATGTGCCGTGTCTGCAAAGAATTTTAGTGATCAGTTTGCAAATGCTAAAGGTATGAATGAAATCCTTTTAGTTTTGGATAAGTATAATAAAACGGTTGCTCAGTCCCAGAAAGCACAAAATGATTTAGTTACCATTGAAAGCAAACGCGCTGACGTAGAGATCAAACTACAAAAAGCAGAGATTTTAGCAGCAGCCGCCGCTGAAAAAAAGGCCGCCTCTGATACGATAACCGCTAAAGCTGCCGAGAATTCCGCGCAGGCCTCTGAGAAAAAAGCTCAATCGGACGCCAAAGCTGCCGCCGCTGCTGAAAAAGTAGCAGCGGCCAATAAGGTATTGAGTGATGCTGAAAAATCCCTTACATCCATTCTAACTAAAGCAGGTTTAGAAGTAGATAAACTCAACGTGTCGAAAAACGAAGCAAAGAAAATAGCTACATTAACTCAAACAGCTAATAACGCCGAGAAAGGAAGCTATCAACAACTATCCGCACAATACAATCTTACATGGGTAGCTTACAAAAAACTATCCGATACTCAAAGGGACGGATCCGCGGGAAAAGCGATGGAAAAATCCCTGAATGATATGTCCACCAAAATGAAAGAGGTAAATGGCGGTATAGGCAACTTTGGGATGAATGTTGGTAACTATAAGAACTCCATTTTAAATGCTCTAAGCGCAAATAATAGCTTTATAGGTAATCTGGCCGCCACCGCCATGGGTGCTAAAGATGCTGGAACATCTTTAGCTACTGTAGGGGTACAAGGGGTTAAATCATTTGGAACGGCTCTGTATAGTCTTTTAGCTAATCCCGTAGTGGCTATTCTTGCCGCTATTGCTGTTACGATAATGCTGGTAAAAGCCGCCATTGATTCTAATGGAGAAGCTACCAATAAACTTAATGAGGTGATGGCCCCCTTTAAGGCCATTCTATCGTTAGTGATGAATATATTTTCTCAGTTAGTTACTATTATTCTTTCCGGAGTGCTCGCGGTTGAGAAATTCTACATGGCTATCCTTTCTTTAATCCCTGGACTTGATAAGATTGCCGAAGCAGGGAAAAAAGCCATAGCCCTTGAAAAAGAGAAACAGAAATTAGCCGCCGATATGAGGGCTGATACTTTAAAAGATGCCAAAGAAGAGCTTGTAATCATGGAGAATAGAAATAAGTCCCGCCAAAAAGATAAATACTCCATTCAAGATAGATTAAAATTCTTAAAAGAAGCCGATAATATGGAATTGGCTTTGGCTAAAGATCATCAAGAACTCTCCACACGAAACTTCGAACTCAGGAAAAAACAAATGGAGAACGAAGGAAAAACCTATAAGATGCTCACAAAAGACGAAAAAGACGCCTATGTAGCAATGGAAGCAGACATATACAAGGCCCAAACGGAGTACTATCAAAAAACCATGAGGTTAAAAAGCCAACAGTCTACTTTAATTTTGGAAAATGCCGCAGATGAAAAAGCCGCCGCCGATGAAGCGAATAGAAAAACCAAAGAAGCTTTAGACAAGAAGCTCGCTATCATCGCCAAGAATAAAAAATCCGAAAATGATTTAAATAATATAAGTTATAAAGATACTATAGACATTTTAAAGGCCACAACGGACAATGAAAAGAAAAGTTATACAGAGAGGATGAATGCTATTATCCTGACCGAAGATCTTAAAAAATCCCTTCTTAAGGATAACGCCATTTTTGAGATAAGCTCCCAAAAGCTCACAGGAAAACAAAAACAGGTGGTAGAAAAACAACTCGCCCAAGATTTGAGAACCGTTAAACTTGAGTCAGATCAGAGCATGGATGCGCTTGATAAAAAGCAATTAGAGACCTCTTTTAAAAATCTCACAAAAGGACTCGATAAACAAAAAGAAGCAATAGTAAGTGATCAGGCCAAGGATCTTATTCTCCTTTCCAAAAAATACGCAGACAGCCAGAAGTTGGGCGTAGCGAATAAAATGGCCGAAGAACAGTATGAGAAGGAAAAATATTCCATTGCTCAAAAATATAGAGAGAAGGATTTTAACGAAGTCTTAGACACTCTAAATGCTGAACTTAAACTATTTAATATAACCCCTGAAAAAAAGGAGGAGATTGAAAAGGCTATTGCTGACACGAAGAGTAAATACGCCATCGAGTCAACAAACATCGTCATCAAATCAAACGAGGATATAGTTGCCAGCGACGAAAAAGCAGCCGAGAAAAGAAAACAAACGGAAGAGAAGTTGGTAGGTCTTAAAAAGAAACTCCAAGAACAGCTATTTAAAACCGTTGAATCTTTAGCTCAGGCTAGTTTTCAAAGGGAGTTAAATAGAATTGAGAAACTTAAAACAGCCAACACTAAAGCTTCCGAAAAAACCACGGCGGATATCGCCAGTAAATTAGCTTCTGGGCTACTTTCTCAGACCGAGGCCGACGCTCAAACAAAATCAATAGAAGATCAAAAATCAGCAAGAGAAGACGCTCTAACGGAAAAGTCGAATGCAATAAAAAGGAAACAAGATAAAGCCGATCGTGTTGCGTCGTTATTTGGAATAGCACTTAATACAGCGGAGGCAATAATGAAAGCTCTTGCAGATTTAGGGCCCGTAGCCGGCCCGATCGCCGCGGGGATTATAGGTACCACCGGAGCTCTTGAAGCTGCCGCCGTGATGGCTGCCCCACTACCTGTTTACGCAAAAGGAACCGAAGATCACCCGGGCGGGCCAGCTTTATGGGGTGATGCAGGTAAAAATGAAATGGGCATAACCCCCGATGGCCGTATAATTAAATCACCATCCGTTCCAACTATCGTAAATCTACCTAAACACACCAAAGTACTTCCAGATTTCGACAAAGCAATACAATCCATGGCGTTTAACGCCTCGGTAGAGTATATGAATGGCAATACACCAAACATCGAAATAAACGCCTACAATGATTCCTTAATGAGGAATATAATGACTGAAATGATCACACAGGGAGCTAACCAATTAAACAAACTCAATAAACTGGATAACCTTAAAAAGTTGGACAGAATGAACGAAAAATTAGATACACTTGGTAGTATAGATAGATCATTGCGGTCAATGAAAAAAAGCCCGTGGGTTAAATAATGGAAACAGTAGATAAAAGAAGGTTTTTATTTTTCTGGCAATTTATTTGTTGCACCGATATTAGCAAGGATGGTAAAGACTCTATTCCGCAAATTATCAAATGGGGCTATAATGAAGTCAAAAATAAAGACTTATACGGAAATTGTGGACAAGGAAAGACGCTTCTATGTCTGTATGCCATACCAGCTATTGTCGATTAAATAAATACACCAATAAATTAACAACTTAATACAACAAAAAAATGCAAACAAAAAAACTCACTACTCAGATTTCAAACTTCGCTAGCACGTACGATTTATTAACAGAATGCTTTGGGGCGAACCTGCCAGCCGAACAACTGGCCGTCTTTTCAGGCTTGCCATTGGAGGCCGTTAAGGCGTTGGTACTGTGCAAACAAATTGAGCAATCAATCGACCAACTGAACGCGCTTTTGATCAAATACCCGATGTCTGCTTTAGGTTTCTCAGGATCCGGACGCGCGCACCTCATCAATGTTTGTGATGATGATACTATGTCCATCACGTTTGAAAATTTTAATGTTTTTGAGTCTGAATAAATTACCAAATGCGCAAACCACATTAACCCTTTTTAGAATAAGAACAAGGTATAGGATAGCAAGATGGAAGAAACAATCATAACCAGCCCAGAGAATAGAATTCAGGATGCTCGAAATGCAATATTAAAAAAAGAGCTAACCATTACATGGGAAACTGATCCAAAAAAAATGGACTTTTCAAAATTAAGATGGTTCCCTGATCATGTGTTGCCTGGTACTTATATAATTGAATATTTACCAGTCAACTCTTTAAATAAAACATATCCTGATTTAGTAGGCGAAATGGGCACTCCAATGTTAGACCTGATAGATTTTGTAAAGACAGGAGCTAAAATTATACCCCCAGCTTTTATTAAAATTCCTGAAATCGTTTTAGATAGGCGTGTAGTGAACAATAAAATAATTGTTACTACTACAAAAACAGGATTGCAAACACATGATGGCTGTCATAGGTTGAGTTTGGCAAAATCAATCGGCTTGTCAGTTATTCCAGTTATAATTTTTGATTATAACGAAAGATATAAATTTATAATAAATAGATGGGTTGCCGTAGAAGGCTATAACGTTTCAGAAGTTTAAACTATGAACTCTAACGAATATAAATAATTATGAGATTATTAACAACAACAGGCATTATCATTTTTGAAAACGACAAGCCGACATTAAAAGAAACCATATCCGATGCTGTACAATCAGGCATAAAAAATATGGATAACATTAATCTATCGAATCAGACACTAATTGGCATAGACTTATCCGGACTGTCTTTAAATGGGGCTTTTTTCAAGGGGGCAGACGTTAGAGATAGCAATTTTCAAGGTTGTTTTTTTGAATGGGCATATTTTACATTTGCCTCTTTTGATAAGTGTAATTTTTCAAAGTCTGAGCTTATAGATCCCTATCTTGCAAATGCAAGTTTTATAGATTGCAGTTTTAGGGATTCGAAGATCAAGGGGCAAACCCCTGCTAGGTATGAAGCGTCTATATTTTCTGGCTCTGATATGACCGGCATTCAAATGTATAAAATAATCTTTGCTAAATCTGATTTTAGAAACGTGTTAATGCAGCAAAGCGTACTGCATCATGTTAATTTTGAAGATTGTTGCCTTTCTGATATGTCACTTCAAAAAAGCGTATTATACTCAGTCCGTGCGGGTGATAGGAATTTAGGGAATATAATTACCACAGGTATAGTCTTGGCAAATGAGGATTGCGAAATTAAGGGGTTTGCTGGCTACTCTGACTTAGAATTTTTACAAGAGACTTTCAAGATCGATCCAGAAAATAAAATTACAGTATACCGGCATAATTACGGTAAGGCATCACCATATATTCATGGTCATTTATGGAACTATGATAGTAAAGCAGTTTCGACAAAAAGCGGTTATGGGATATATGGTTATACGCCAGAGATGAGTGGTTGCATAATAATATCAATTGGGAAACTAAAGTCAAATTTTACAAATAAGAGAGCACATACTGTTGACATCTTAAATGATAGCCAAGTTATCATTGAATTAGAAGTCGACAAGCATAAAGTTTTATATAAAAACGATCACGAAATAGCTTTTTCAGAGTGTAACATTGTAGGAATAATTTCGCCTGAATATTTTATTTCAAAAAATTATCAGCAATGTTCAGAATTATTGGATTTATATAATAAAGCAATGGAAAGTCCAGATTTATACGAAAGCCAATATTTAGAAGAGTACAACAAACAATTCAACTATTACTCAAACTTAGCGGAAAAAATTACCACTTCGGATTTACAAATACGGCAGTCGCAACTTGAAATAATAAAGAACTATGCTATTAATCATGCAATACCAAGCGATGTACATGGTTTATCGCATTGGAGAAATGTTGAGAGAAATGCCATTCTTTTAGCCGAAAAGACAGGCGTTGACACGCATCCATTAAGAGTTTTTGCCTATATACATGATATGTGCAGGGAAAATGATGGAGGTGATCCAGAACATGGACTTCGTGCCAGCAAGGTGCTTAAGAAGTATATGGGAACCTTCTTGAATGGAATGGATGATATAATAAATTATAAGCTTTGCTTTGCGTGTGAAAATCATACTAGAATATTAAGAACAGGAGATCTATTAATTGATTCCTGTTTTGATGCAGACAGGCTTGATTTATTACGTATAGGGATTAAACCAGATCCAGATAAGATGGCTACTGAGTATGGAGCCTATCTTGCTGCAAATCCGGATATATTCGAGGCTGAAATTAGAACTATGTGTGTCTGACTTATTCAGCTTCAGGGGTCGGAATAAACCCCTGAAACTTATCTTCTGGCGTCAAGGATGGGGTGGATTGAAACCACTCCATCTTCAAGGAGCCGATTTTCTATTTATTGAAATATTCGTTCTCAATATAATCATCGGTAAATCCTGCTATATATGCCTTTAAGTTCTGTTTTGCTTGATTCAAAGATGAACAACTCTTACTATCTGCATAGTAATACCCGACTTGAGCAGTTGGCTTGTAAACATGGCTTATTTTAAAGAAAAAAAGTTTACCATCTGCGTAGAAGCGGCTTTCAATAGTCAATGGCCCATTAGGCAACTTGATCGTTTTAAACGAAGTTGATAGGAGTTCTTTCATTTTAATACGAATTATACAGTTATTGAATCCTGTTCTATAAATCCATAGAGCTGTTTTAGGGCTTCGGGGCTGTTTATGGTATAAGGTTTCCCTTTATGCATTATCAAGCCGTATAAATCACCTGACATCGATCCAGAAGCCGCAAACAGTCAGAGGCTCTATTCCTTTACGCTAATGCTTAAACTTTTTCCACAGTAAGGACAAATGATTTCAGATTCTCTTTTATGTTGCTCGAACAGGTCAATAACCTCGCACCCTAAGGCTAACGCAATTCTTTCTAACACTTTTACAGATGGATTGCCATTAATATGCTGACTTAACCCAACGCGGCTAATATTCATCTTTTCTGCAAGAGATTCAATAGTAAATCCCCCTTCCTTTATGACTTCTTTAATGCGTAAACTCATTGTTTATCATTTTTATTGGCACAAATATACATTATAGGTCACATGTAAACTGATAGGTATTCATAAATAATGTTAATACATACATATAAGTCTTATATTCGCTTGCCTATGTAAAGTGATAACTTTACATTTGAGCAAAGAAAGTTCAATAATAAAACTCACGTCAACGAAGTACCTAAAACTAAAATCATGGGAAAGGAAGTATATAATACCATTTTTGCAGCCATCGATAAAAACTATGAACTTGCAGTATCCAGTTTGGCGGCTGCTAAGGAGCAGGCAAAATTGGTAAATGAACTGTGCGGTTTAATGCAAGAGGATTACCCTAACAACGCATTATCAAAAAATAGGACAGGAGAGGCCTCGAAAATTATACATATAAACTTCAAAGAATCAATAGCTAACAAGCCAAATAAACGAATAGCACAGGGGCGAATAATCAAAATGACATTTAATTAATACAATTGTGGAAACAAACAACGTAATTTTAGCAGCCGTTAAGGAAAATGAAGAAAAGACCGGTATACTGGTAGATCTATTAAGCAGAATAACGCAAGTTAGAAATATCTATTGTGAATTTATGGATAAAATCACCGCCAAGGATGATCAAGATAAATCAACTGCAGAATGTATGGTCAGAGACGCTTTAGAAGAATTTGAACCAGGACTGGATAATCTGGCATATAAAATTGATGAGGCAATAGGTAGCGCAATTCAAGTTGGAGTAATGGATGTTACTTACCTTAAGCCTAATAACGTGTAATCATGGATAAGGACAGAATCACTTTAACGAGGGCACATCTGGACGAGCTTCTTAATGATGCCGGATGTTATGCCGCAGAATTGGCCTTAGAGCTTGCAAGACAGCTTCGCAATGAAACACCCAACACTAACACGGATAAACTTCTTTGCCGTAGCGTAGGGGGCATTATTTCAAACCGCTTGATGAATAAGAGCAACTAATATGGAAACAGTAACACTAACCGCAGAACAGTTAAAAAAGCTTATGACTGAAGCCGGGGCAAAAGCTTTGGAACTCGACTTTAAGATACAACAGAGAATAGTCTCAAATCCAGATCAAAAAGTTGAATGTCTCATCCATGATGCTATAACCGAAGTGGTGGGGAGTCATATGGCCGATAAGGTTTTTGCAAATTTAAAAGTGCAATCAAAGCAGTTTAATTAAACGAAAATGCAATGACAGTTTTGAGGATGAGGCCAAATGGAAGAACCTGATAAAACCTGAAATTGAAAGCGGCTTAAATAGTCGCTTTTTCTATATACTTTGAAATGAAATAGAAGCGAGCAACAGCCTTCTAAGCTGTAGGTCTTTTCTGTCTATCAGTTTGAGTATCTATATTATGGCATAACTCGCTTTTTGCATTGAATAATATTTGTAAAACAATCCTGAATATAAGCATTTTAAACAAATAAATTGAGTGAAATATTTTCTTCTTGATTGTTTTATTTGCTTAGTTTTGTGTATGACTTAAGCAATAAGAAACTAAAACAAAATGGAAATAACAACCTACGAATTGGCTAAGCTTCTGAACCGGGCAGCGGAAAATGGAGCAAACGCAGTACTAGAAAAATCGGGTATAAACCAAAGGAGCTGATCTCTCAGAGGGAAGCGTATAAAACCTACGGGGAGGCTAAAGTGAAAAGGTGGGTTAAGCTTAATCATATAATCGGAGTAAGAGGTGGGGCGAGCGAAAACAGTAAAATCCGGTTCTCAAGATCTGAACTCGAAAATCTAAAGACTGCCGATTTTATTGGCACTCTGGCTTAAAAATTCACTGATTCTTTGATGTGTTCAGGATCTTTAGAAAGGATCTTTACCAAAAAAGAATCACTGAGTATATCTACACAGATTGCGACTGTATTGTTTAATGATAGTAGAGATGCAATATTTGAGAATGATGCTGAGCTAGCAAAGCTAATAGATTTTAAACTAAAAGAATGGATGAAACTTTAACTTACATATGCAGCTAAGACTATATATGAAAATAGCGACTTTAACCGGTCGCTATTTTTTGTTTTGAGAAACGATTACCATCTTTGTATTAAAAACATGAAATCACAGACAATCTATCAGCTGGACAAACAAGACTTTGAAGATGTAATCGAAGAAAAGCTTTCCAAACTTTCACTTGAAAGCTTCCTAAACAAGTATTATAACGTATTCATAAATGCCGAAGAGTTGGCAAAAATTCACGGGGTTCATGTCAGTACGGTTTACGCATACATAAAGGATGGGCTTCTGATCCCTGAACCACAAGAAAAAAAATACAATAATCATCGTTTTCGCCTTTCATATGCCTTAACGGTTGATTTCAAAGACCTGAGAAAGCAACTTAGAGCTAAAATGTCACATTAAAAATTCACTGACGAGTCTTTGTTACACTAATTCCCTGGGAGACTGAATTTAAAACTCTTTGGTTTTATAAACGCATTTAATGCGAATGCATTAGTATATATTCGAAAATGAATACATATTTTTACGGGATTATTAACTTTATATAAATAATACCATGAAAAAACTATTATGTATCTTTCTATTAGCGTTGTCAGTAATATCATGTTCTAAATCAACAGATAAGGCCGTAAATGCACTGTCAAAGGAAATAGGAGCATCCCCGATAGTTAATAAATTTAGCAGCAAAGAAGTAAATTATCAATGGGAGAAAGTAAATATTGGCAAGGGTGATATACTAAAAAATATTGTTGATAAACAATTAAACATGTTGCCAACTAAAACACAAGACTTGAGCCCGGTATATGATGAGCAAGCCAACGTTGTGAAAAATGAATATCAAAAATATTATGTTTACGAGTCTCCAAAATTCAATATTGAACTTGACTATACTTATTTTTCATCGGACCAAATGACCATTGATTTAAGGGTGGTAAATAAATAGTATTAGGTTAATAATACCAACAACATCATAGACTCAATCATATATAAATGAATCAATTATTTATTATTGGAAACGGTTTTGATCTCGCGCATGGTCTAAAAACAAGTTATAGGGATTTTATTTTATGGTATCTGGACCAAGTGTGGAAGAAAATTATACAGGATCAGGAAATAGAAGGTGGCTTCCTTTTTAAAGACAACTTATTAACGATCAAAAAGAGTGGAATATTAGTGAGCTTCCCAGATCAAACCAAAATTTGTGACTGGCAAGACCTCTTAAAAAGATTAGATCTATATTCTATCGGTAAGGTAAATCCAGTAATAAGTGATTTAATGAACTGTATTCTTGGGAAAAACGGATGGGCTGACATAGAAAAGGAATACTTTATCCTGATGAAGGCAACCCATATAAATAATGATGACAAAATTAAACAACTGAATGATCAGCTTGACTGCATAAAGAAGCATCTGCACGAGTATTTAAAGACTAGTGTATATCCAGAAATCGATTACTCTAAGGGAAAACCTCAGATTGAAAGTATTTTTACAAAGGAAATTCTCTCACCAAATGAAAATGCTTTATATCTTAATTTCAACTATACAAATACCCTGAAGCTCTACGATTGCGTACCTGAAAATTCCATTATAAACATCCATGGTAAGATCAGAAGTGAATATGATAATTTAGTTTTTGGATATGGAGATGAAATGGATGAATCCTATAAGGGTATTGAAAACCGAGATGAAAATGAGTATTTGACTAACATAAAAACATTTGCTTATCTTGAAAACCGAAACTATAGAAATTTAATTAATACAATTTCAACCTACCAAGAGTTTAAGGTCCATTTGCTTGGGCACTCGCTAGGTTTATCAGATAGGCTTTTACTAAATACAATATTCGAACATAAAAACTGCAAGGAAATTGAACTCCATTATTATAAATATTGGGAGGGGGAAACTCAATTTAATAATTTCAACACCCTTGTAAAAAATCTTTCAATACATTTCAATGCAGGTTATAAAAGTAAAATGAGACTGATTACGGTGCCTTTTTCAGAAACAGTCTCCATGAATTAAAAAAGGACTCTTAGGCACTTGTTTAGTCATCTGATGGTTATGTAGATGAGGTACAAAATAAAGAATCAGTTATTAGCTAATGTAGCATAACTTTTTGCCCGGTAAAAGTTTGCAGGTCCAGAGCCAATAGGTATATAAAGGATGCAAGTACTTTTATTCACATTAGCTAAGTAGTTATAAGATATGCTTTCTGACTATATTCATATAAAGTCAATTGTTCTAAGTAAAATCATAAACAATATGACATTTACATTTGTTTTCTTTCTATTAGGTGTTACATTGTCTTAATTTATAACTGATTTGCTATTTTTACTAGTAGTCTTTTATACAAAATGTAAATATTATCCGTAGCTTTGAACTGAAAATATAATCCAATTATGAGTGAATTAAAAAATGCCCCATTATTAGAGGTCATTTTTGAGTTAAGATGGAAATCAGATACCTCTGAAGATCTAAGTCTTTTCGAAATGATGCTTGGCTCAATATATAATGAATTGAAGGAATGTTTTCCGAATATAAAGCAGCTTCGACCTGATATTCAGCTACCAATGAATATCTTTGTTAATCAACCTACGCACAGATTCACTTCAGGAAATGGCAAAGAATATCCACTTTTTCAGCTTGGACCTGGTGTTTTATCAATTAATACTATAAACTCGGATTATAATTGGGAAGACTTTAGTGCGGTTATTTTTAAAGTGCTAAAAGTATTTCTTTCTAAAAGCGGATTTAGTAATGATAGGATTATAACAACATCACTTAAATATTTGGATTTTTATAAACTTCCACTTGAAAATGTTGATTATCTAGCGCAATTGAATAAAAAATTTAACTTTAATATTGAGGTTGGATCAGCAGTTCCAAAAGATAAAAAACCTATTCTTTTCAATATTGAGTCAGCTTATGTTACCGATATTGGTTTGCTAAATTTCTCAATAAAGAAAGGTCAAGTAGAAACGAAAGAAGGTATAATTTTTGAAAGTGGTATTCAAAAGAATTTTAGGGTTGATAATTTTACTAAATCTTTTGATAAATGGATTTTAAGATCACATGAATCCCTTCGTGATTTTTTTAAGGATGTAACTAAAGGCATAACTTACGATAGTTTTAAATAACCTATGAATGAAAATTGTTTTTCAGAAAGAAGTACTTCTGTATTTTCAATTAAGGAAAAAGAGGAGTTGAATAAAAGACCTGTTATTTTTTTTACAGCGGCTTGTTTAGCTGTAACTGCAATTACATTTTTATCACCAGGCAATGTAGACTATAATTTATTAAATAATCATTCAATGGTTTATACTCAAGTGGATAAATTTAGTTATAATGACCAATTTATGGAACTTAAACTTACCGGTGATATAATAAATAAAAAACCTGAGTTTAGAGAGCGATATAAAAAGATTTCTAATTCTGACTGGTATAAACAGGCTTATAAAAATATGAGTATTGGTGACGTAATGGAAATTGTTGATTAATGGAAATGTTGACGGCGAATGATAGAAATATAACTCAGGGAACAATTGTTGATAATGTTCCATGGGTTAATAATGACTATCCTATTCTAGGTATTGTAATTTCTAATCCCTGTGACTTAAATAATCATAAGGCTAGCTTTATTACTATTGCAGGACTTGTTGATGCTGGTGAGACATTGAAAAATACATCCGAATTTCAGTCTATTGTCGATGGTGCAAATGAACATTTGGAGCTGAAAACAAAACCATGGGATTCTTTAAAAAAATGGATTAATTCATTTATTCATAATAAGTCAGTCTGCAGATATTTTTTTATAAATCCTGGTGAAATAATTGATGCAGATCCTTTTTTGGTGGATTTCCAGAATTTAATAACAATTCCAATAGCTGAAAAAGAGTACCTAGTATCTATTGCGCAATTATCAACCCCATATGCTCAACAAATGATAGTGCATTTCTCATCATATATTTCACGAATAGGTGTTGATAGAATAGATGAGGATTCAGCCAATTTGCTTTTTGATGAATTGGTAAGTCCATATAATAAAAAAAAATAAGAATTTGTTTAAATCATTATACATATTAAAAAGAGGAGCAAATTGCTCCTCTTTTTTTTTGTTGAACAGTAGGATGTGGAAAAGTCAAAGCTGAACAGAAAAAAATATTTTAAGAAAAAAATCTGTAAGAGCATTGAGATGGGTAATGTTACCTATAGTGTGTCTAGCAGCCTTCGTTAGTTAGGCAGTTGATCTGAACTATTATCATAATGAGAACGGAAATGATAATTTCAACCATTTAGCACAGACTCTATCCAGGCATTTTAATGCCGTATTTAGAGGTGATATGAGAAGATCTATTATTTCTTATGACAAATCACCTCAATCGATTAGTTTTCTTAAGACATTTACTCTAATTGTATTTAAATACCCTTTATAGGCTGAACTATTTCCTTGTTATTTTATCAAGATTGTTATTAGGGGTCGTCTATAAAAAACGGTTTATACTAATTTCTTTATTTATTTACCGGTCAGTTAAATCCATTTCATAATAAATCAGACCCTAAGTTTCAACTAAGTTTCAACCGCACAAAAAAAGCACCTACGAATTTCTTCATAAGTGCTTAAGGGTCAAGTGTCGGGGTGACAAGATTCGAACTTGCGACCACCCGCCCCCCAGACGGGTACTCTAAACCGGGCTGAGCTACTGACTTATAGCAACTTACAAAGGTAAGTTTGTGATGGTTTACTTTCTGGTTGACACAAAACGTAAACTGAGGTAGATTAATAATTGGAATTTGTATTCATTCTCCCCTGAGAATGATAGTTAAAGTTACAAATAAATATCCAATATGTCAACTTATAATGCAGGTAATCAGTGGTATAAATTTATTTTTTTATTGTGTCTCTACAGAAAATTTATTAGCTCATTTGACTTTCTTGTATTAAAGATGGGGCGGGCTTTATATTGACTATTCGTGCGCATTCAAAATAAAAATTAAAAAAATTGATTAAAGCTTTTACAGTATAAACAGTGAAGCACAATAACAGCAACTTGCTTATTATTCCAATTTTAAACATTGAAAATTCAAACCTAATATAATGTAACAAATAGCACATCAGTATTACCAATCCATATATAGCATTTTTTCAGATGCCATTATTATAGTATTAAATTACCAACTTACCAACTTGAATTTTTTTATTTTTTTCTAGACGGCAGTCATTCAATTTCAATCACAGTTTATAATGATGACAAATAAATTTTAAATTTTAAGAACTTTAACTGTACCTACAAAATGAATTAGCCTAAATCCAATAGGATAACATTACTATTTTTATTGATACATTCTTTTCTGATAGTATCCGTTAACCAATGTAATCGTTCATCTGTAATATTGTTAAGCAGCTCTGTACACTTATCAAATTCTCCAATATTACGATGTAGTTCTGCAACCAGAAGTTTATTCATATCAGAATATAAAGTCTCAATGAGCAATATAAGTTGATCAATATTATATTTCCACTTTAATTGATCTTCCTTTGATTGAAAGAGAGGTTTGTTATCCCATATTCTGTCGTTATAACCTAACAAAATATTTAACCTAATGTAAATTAGTCTTGATTTTATTTTGGGTGGATTTATGTCCAAGACTTTAAAATTATCTTCAATATATAGAAATTGAGCGTAACCAGCATTTTCCCATTTTGGTTTGCACCCAAAAAGAAAATAAAAAATTTTATAAAGAACCGAATCTTTGGATGAATCGTCTTCATCTAGTAGGTCATCATCAAACATATAATTGTTATATGAGCCAACTCTTCTAAATAAGTTTAGCCAAAATATTTTATCACATTTCTGACATTTCGTTATCTTTGGATAACTTGGCAATTTTTGAGCAATGATATATTTATGCAAACTAATTTTGTGTCTAAAAAATTTACCTTTTAGATTAAGATCACTTCTTGTAATATATTGCCCACACTGAGGGCATTTAAATACTGTTTTTGAGCGTTGTTGCATAAATATATATAATTCAAGGATAACTGTTTTCTAATTTGCTTCATGCCAATATTTTAATTTTCTCCTATTTGTCGTCATGTGCAAATAGGAGCGCAAAGAATTAACTGCTTATCACTTTTTGTTTTTACTGGAAATTGCTCCGTATATTACAATTACAATAAAAACAATAATAAAAATAATCCCGCCTGAACCTGACCCAGAACTATCATCAACATCCCATGGTTTAGCATAATCTGATCCACTAGCAAGTACAGAAAATTCAGAAATTGAAATTGCAAAAAATATTAAGACTAGTTTAAGTTTCATATTGTTTAAATATTTCTCCGCTTTATTAAGTTTGTTTATGTATTAAGGTATCGAATGCATGCAACTAGTTTATTATTCCAATTTTAAACCTTTACAAGTCGACATCTGATAAAACTGATAATTCAGTCGATCAGTATCACCAATTCATATATTACATTTTTTTAGATGCCATTATTATATTTATGAATAACCGACTTTGCAACTACTTATTTTTATAAATTTTCCAGACGTGGGGTAGTCTTTTAACAGTCGATGTGAAAATAGAACATTAATATTTTTTGTTTAAAATCGAATATTATTACAATTTATTTAGGATCTCATTCTATAAATTTCCCCAAATGTATTTATAATTATAATTATTTAAATATTGATTAAGTGCCGCTTTACAAATACATGCCTCTAAGCCATTAATATCATTAAATGTATCAACTAACATAGCCTCTTGCTCTCTTGTTTTAAAATAGACTTTAGCGGTATTATTTTTATATATTTCAATTTTAAAACTTCTACCATAGTAAATTCCATCTAAATGATTTGAATTAATCCATTTTGGGAATATCCAGTAAGGCGTTCGACCTTCTGCAATATCCTTTTTTATTTGGTACTCGCCTTCCAAAATAAAATAATAACTAATAATACCATTGACTTCAAAAACATCTCTTGCTTGTGTGTAAAAAGATATAAGATCATAATATGAACTTAATTTTTCATCATCTTCATTCCAATGTGTAAATGATTTTTCGGATAAGTTTTTTTTTCTAATTACGTAATCCCATTGCATAATAATTTCATGATAATCATCAGTCATAAACACTGCATAAGAATTTTCTCCAAATGATAATTCTATACGATATTTCCTATTTCTTATTAAACCTGAAGCTTCTACCAAAAAATATGTTGCAGTAATTTTATTAGAGTACATTAAGAAACTACAAGTTTTTAATATTTTTTTATTCATATTTTTATTTATAATATATTAGTTACAAAAAAAGGAAATTAATATGTATAAAATGATATTAAATTCATTTTATCACAAATAGTCTGAACTTTTAACATGCAATTGGGCATATTGATAATGCACCTTGTCTACCTGCTTTATGCCTCCAATAAACATTAGGAGTAATAAAAACAATCCATGCTAGTTTGTATGACACCTTTCCAAATTTTTGGCAACTGTCATAAATTTAACCAGACTTTTTCCGCATCATCCCAATATGCCCAATTTGTAAAATTTGAATAAGCAACTTCTTCCATTTTTGATATTGGGACTAAACCAGATAGTTCATGTACAGTAATAATTGTATTTAGATTGACCCATGATCCTCCACCTACAGCAGTGTTAATTCTATAATAAGCTGCTATTCGGCTATCACCATTATCTTTTGTCGTGATTTTTAATTGGATTTTGCTTTTTACTTTACCAGATTCGTCTAAAACAGAACCTGTTGTCCTTTTTATTTCAAAAAAAGAAGTTTTTTGTTTGGTAGGTTGATCTATTGTTTGGTCATTATTCTCTCGTTGCGATGATTCGTTTGTTTCATCATGCCATACGGGTCAATTTATTACTTGGTTTTCACTTGGAAAAGGAACATTTGCAGCTGGTGCAAAAGGTGTTTGAGCTGAATGAAATTCAACAAATTGAGCGAATAATCCAATTGAGCTACAATAGAAAAGAATAAAAGAGAAAATTAATTTTTTCATGGTCTTTTTAATTTATCTTTCCCTGTCCCCCCAAGTTCAGTTTATATAAAAAAAGAAGGCGTGGGGACTGTTAAACTTACCACTGCTCTGAGGCTCTGGACGGGCCTAGCGACGATGATAAGCAACAGCCCCACGCCCCTTATATAATTGTATATAAAGTCGTGGAGCGTTTTGTTGCTATCATCCCGTCGCTATGAAATTGTCCAGATTTCAGAACAGGATAATATTTTAAAACGCTTCTGTAATTTAGTAAGTTATGAAGTTACACCGCTGTGTTGATTCATTTTACAAAGATATTATTTTCTAAATAAAAAGGTTACTTAAAAGTGTATATAAAAAAAATATTTTAAAATTACAGGAATTTTAAAATATCTAATGATTACTAATAATTACCATTTACATTTAATAAGAGTATATTTGGCTGGAGTTTCTCCATTATGTTTTTCCACTTCAAAATAGTCCTCAATTGTCGTTTGTTTTGCTTTTTGAATTATGCCAAAAGCATTATAGATTTCTTGGATTCGATTCTTAAAAACATTCTTATCATCTTTTACCCCAAGCGTAAAAGACTCATGTACTTCTTGTTTTACTTGAAAGCCAAACCGCATTTCATCACTTTTTCTGATTGCATATTCTGTCTTAATTTTATTAAAATTGAACTTACGCGTTTCAAAGAAATCCAATCCATATTTTAAATAAGCATCAAGAACTATATCAGCTTCTTCAAACTCTGAAACAGCCCATTTTCTGAATCCATAAATTTCTTCACGCTCCTTCATCCTTCCAAGTAAGGAGACAATATGTTTTACCTTCGCTTTGTCAGAAGGCAGACGTCGAATCGAAAATTTAGCTTCTAAAAGAAAAAACCTGTTAATCTTCTTGATAGTAGGATTAAAGAATCCAGTATCTTTATATGCTTGTAATAATTTTTCTTCGTCTGTGTAATAATCTCTTACTCTTTCCTCGTTGTACAAATTATCCACTGC